TTTGTGTTGTCAGACACTTTAACGTCATGAGCAAAGGCGACAGCTGGAAGTGAGAGAGCGACCAGCGCAGCAATTAGTTTACGTTTCATCATAGTTTCCTGTAGTGAGTGCGCCCGAATGCGCACAAAAAAAGTTTATCACCGGACTTTCGCAAAAGCGAACTTTTTGCAATAATGATAATCGGTAGAGTGTTACAGAGGCGCTTTACCATCCCTGTATCATTATTGTTACTCTTATCCGTGATGTGGACTTTCAAGCCGTCATTTTGACGGCTTTTTTTTCAACTGGTGACTGTATGAGCGAAGAAAAAGAAACGCGTATCGATACGCGCAAGCACGCCGAGTTAAGCGACGAACAGACCGAATATTTAAACGAGCTGATTAAAAGCTGGAGAGAGTCGCACGAGCTCACAGGCAAGCAGGTAGCCGAGAATATGGCCACGCCTCAATCGACAGTTTCACGTATCGAGCACAACGCCGGAAATATGCGAATCTCTACCCTGTTACGTTACGCAAAAGCGTGCGGAATGGACAAAATCACCATTAAGATTTATTAAAAAAAAGCCCCGGCTGTCTGGCAAACTTTCGGGGCGAGTCGATGATCTATTTATTTTTTGCTCCGAAGAACAAACGCAGCTCTACGGCCACACCGAGGCATTTCGTATTACGAGGCAGTGGAACCGTGGGCCACTTAGGATTGAGTCCTTTCAAGTGTTTACAGCCTGCCTCTACGTGTAATTGACGAAACAACAGGGCCGGGCTGGTGGGGCTATAGAATAAACCGAGGCTCCCGTCTCGGGGAGTGATACCCGTATCAAATAGCACGTAGCTACCCTCTGGTATGCTCGCACCTTGCGGCGCGCTCATTGCCTCAGTGCTGATCTTATTCCAGAACCCGCAGCCGCGAATCGGCGTTTTCCCTGTTAAAAATAATCTGTGATTTTCCGAGAGGTTTGGCAATGCCTCTATTTCGGTGCGCGTCGCAAAAATTGGATAAGGCACCGGGTTTTCATCCATGTTTGTGAGCGCGTTCGCATCCTGTGGCGGCGCGGTTTCCTGATTAAAATAAATGGCATTTTCATAGCTGGCCGCGCTCACTATGACGTTGCCGTGTTCGTCGAAATTGATATTTCTTAGGCCGAGCTGGTGGAGGATCTGCAGAATCACCTCGAATTTAGGCTCTCGACGGCCGCGCATCCAGTGGTTAAACGCGCCCGGCGAAATACCGAATTTTTCGGCGAGCTTCACCTGGTTAAATCCCCTTTCCCTAATCAGTCGCCCGGCGACGTTGAACCAGTTTTCACGCATAGCATTTCTCACTAATAGATTTTACCTGCTACAATCTGTAGCACCTACATTTACAATATGTACCGATAAGGAGTTAGAGAGAAACACGGTTTAAACAACACACACCCAACGCTCAGAGGCTATCTGAAATGATTATCGAACAACCACGACGCTTTAATAAATCTGATATACAGGGCTATTACCTGCCGACTAATGAGCGGTTTAACCGCCTGTTATCGGACGACGACCGCGAACGGCTGGAGCTGAAATTGATAATGCTCACGCTTGCCGGTGAAATGCTCAGGAGGGTATCGCCAGTGCCCTCGACTGTGCAGCTCAAACACTTTTACACTTTCCTGGATTTTCTCATTAACGACTATGGCCAGCTCGATACAGTACGCCCGGCCATTTCCCACTATTTCAGCAGCAACGAAAGCCAGGGTATAACCGAGCTGGCGCTGGTGGCCAAGTTTGACGAGTTTTGCTGTCTGGTATTGAGCCAGTTTATCGAGCTCGACGACCAGCCAGAATACAGCGCCTGTATGCTGGTGCGTGAAAGCCCCGTTAAACTTATGGCGGAGTATCGCGCGCTGGTCTGGCACCTGGTGCAGGACGAACCCGACGCCATGCGGCTTACGCCGTCGGAGTACGCGCTTGATATGCTGTGTCACTTAAAACAGCTCAAAGAAGGGGTAGCGCATTGCGTTTAAAAGAAAGGGCCGAGTACGAGGCGCGCAGCCTTTTGCGGAAGTTTGGCCGTTGGGCCTGGATAAGTGAGAACGGCGGCCGCTCGCCGCTCTCACGGCTTTTTAACGAGCTGGCCAAAGGCAAAAGTATGGAACGTATCGCCGACGAGATACAGCACCTTGCTATCGATCCGGTGATACGTGACAAAGCGCTCCTGTTACTCGGCCGCACGCGCGCCCACGAACTACTCGACGACACCGTGGGCGTTCGGATCGATAACGTTATTTCTTTTGTTATTAATCAGGGGTGGGGCGAGCACGCCGAGTTTATCCGCTACCTGATTAACCGTATCTATGTGGAGAGTGGGCGCGGCGTGCAGCTCTCCCGCATCACAAAAGATTTGTTTGGCCACAATGTCGAACTCGACCCCGAGGCGGCCACCATGAACCTTACAGACTTCCCGCAGACCGAGAAACGCGTGTATCAGACCATACGCAAGGTGCGCGAGGTGTTCGAAGTCGATTTTTGGCTGGCTTACGCCGCCGTGTCTCACCTGCCGTACAAGGCGAAGCATGGCGACGTACTCGCACAGCTGGAGCTTTTCGCTCACAATCATTTCACCTGTGGGGTGGTTGATGTCTCACAGCTGCAGGTGAAAACGTTCACGGCCACCCGGCAGGAGCTGGCAGAGCTTATCGTAAGGAAATGTAAATAATTTGATTATGCCGAATTGGAAATATACATTCCGTATAGACGGTGGATTACCAGCGTTGACGTGCATAGCATAGCTTTACCTTTACATTGCTTTACTCCATGTAGTACGCCCACCAGCTCAAAAGGCTGGTGGGTTTTTTTATGGGATTTTTCTATGGGTGGTTACAACGTTTTCGCACATATCGGATGCTGGTTTACGTCGTTTATGGCCGGGTGGGGATTGCTCCTGCAGGACGTCATAATCATGGGCGTTTCGCTGGTGGGCGGCCTGTGCTCTTTGCTGGTGGTTATCATGGGGCGGATCGAGGCCAGACGTTTACTACGCGAGGAGCAGCGCCGAACGGCGATGATTGAAAGCCTGATAACACGGCTGGCCAGCTGCAGCACCACAGAACAGGGCAGCGCATTGCGCCGCCTGATAGAGATAACAGAGGCGGGTAAACGATGAAAAAACAGGCCGGAATCATATGCTCGGTCGCCATAATTATCGGGATTGTCATCAACAGCGGCGACGCGCCGGTGAACCGCGCAGGGCTGGAGTTAATCGGTAATGCCGAGGCGTGCCGCACCGAGCCGTACGTGTGCCCGGCCGGGTACTGGACGGACGGCATAGGGAACACTCACGGCGTGATACCGGGCCAGCGCAAAGACCTGCAGCGCATTGCAATGGATTGGACACGCAACATTAAGATCGCCGCCAATTGTGTACGGCAGCAGTTTAACGGCGACCAGATGAACGAGAACCAGCTGGCCGCGTTTACTTCACTGGCATTTCGTACCGGGTGCAGGGGAATGCGCACCTACTACAACGCGAAACTAAAAAAACGGATCCGCACGCAGCTGCACATACATGCCAGTGCCGGGCGTTTCCGTGAGGCCTGTTATGAAATAGTCGATTTTGTAAATGGCGGCGGCAGAAAATTGCCGGGGCTGGTGGTTCGCGCAAGAAAAGAAATGGCACTTTGTTTAACACCTGTTTAAAAGCCCATTCATAAGCGTAGCTATATTGTGTGGATTCACGCACAGGGAAGGCGGTAGCCTGAAAGCACGTTAGTAGTGGGGGCACGCTAAGGCATGGCAAAACACAATTACGCGCTGTTACAGGAAGAGTTTAACCGCGCAGCCGAGGACACCGGCATCGGGTTAGAAAAATGGTGCGAGGCGAAAGGACTCAAATACGGCACCGTTAAACGTCACATCAAAAGCTCAAAAGCGGCCAAAACATCCACGGCCACCAAAGCAGCAGAGCAAAGCAAAACCGTCCGAAAAGAGCGCAAAAAAGTGCGCAAGGATCTCGGTTTGCATACTCAAAGTGCGCAAGTGTTGAAAATTGCGCACTTTGCAGTACAGGAATTAGAGCGAAGTAAACGATATACCAAAATGCAGAAAGCGTTTTTTTTGGAGTATATCAAAGACTTAAATTTGAAACGCGCGGCCGAGGCAGCTGGCTACAAGGACGCGCGACCGTTGCGCGATTTGATCCGATCCGATCACGCGCGAAAGTTGATCGAGGGGTTACTCGCCGGAAAGTATACGGAGCCGCTCGCAGCTGCAGAGCAGTACACGATACAGCTGTATGAAGAGTTAAACGCCGATTACCGGGAATTTTCAGAGCTCCATAATGTGGCGTGCCGCCACTGCCACGGGGAAGGACACCGCTATCAATGGATATCATTAGAAGAGTTTGAGTATGCGCTGGAAGAGTGGGAAAGAGAGAACGGCCATAAGGAACCCAAAGACCAAAAAGCTAAACCCTCGGATTCGGGCGGATTTGGTTATGACCCTGTTAATTCTCATCCTGTTAGCACTTGCTTTAAGTGTCATGGCAATGGGGTTTCTAAAATTGTTCTTCACGATACGCGAGAGCTGACACCAGCGGCCGCACGGCTTTATGAAGGGGTAAAGCAGGGAAAGAACGGCATAGAAATGCAGCTGGTGGCCAGAAAGGATATCCGAAGCGCCTTTGTAACCATGCTGACCACAGCCAGCGCTCACAGCCTAAAAATACGTGAGCTCGAAGCAGAAGCCCGTCAGTTTAATAATGACCATATGGCGCGCCGAGAGGAGCGAGCAGAAGAGAAGCACCAGATCGGCATGATGCTGGCCAAAGTGCAGATCCGAACGCTGGCGAAAGCCGGGGGCGGTGGTTCGGTCAATATTAAGCTGGTGAACGCCTATAAGCCGCCCGGCGCGGTCGAACCAGACAGCCCACCAGCAGAGGAGAGTAACGAAACCGAATGAGTCAGTTAGCAGGGATTCAGGGGTTACAGCTGGAGATTACGCAGTCGCTTGTACAGGAAGTGGTGATCGAGCTGCAGCAGTTTCACGAAGGGCAGCAACGCATATTAGACGACGGTTACGAGAGCCGATATAACGCCGTGTGCTGTGGCCGCCGTTTCGGTAAAACCGCCATGCTTATCAATCTGGCCATATCGTACTCTTGTGCCTCTTTCGTTATCCCGGAGAGCGATAACGTGGTGGTGAGCGGCCGTGTGGGTATCTTCACGCCGTCCTATAAGCAGGGGATCGAGATTTGGGATCAGCTGGTGGAAAAGCTGGAGCCGGTACTCGCCTGGAAAAACAAATCAGAGCGCCGTATGGCGTTAATCACCGGCGGCCTTATTGACCTGTGGCACATCGAAGGTAACACCCTGGCCGGGCGTGGCCGTAAGTATCACCTGGCGTTACTGGACGAGGCAGCATTCACCCGCGCGCCGGTGATGTTACGTGACGTGTGGCCACGCGCCATACGTCCTACACTGATGGACTACGCCGGGCGCGCCTGGGTATTCAGCACACCGAACGGCGTGGATGATGAAAACTTTTTCTATGCTATCTGCCACGACGAAAAACTCGGGTTTAAGGTTCACACCGCGCCCACCAGCGCTAACCCTCACATACCCCGCGACGAGATAGAAGAGTTTCGGCTACAGTCAGACCCGCGTACATGGCGACAGGAAGGGCTGGCCGAGTTTGTAGATTTTGGCGGCGACGCGTATCTCGATTACAGAAAGTTGCTGGTGGACACCGGCGCAAAAGATATCGACGGCCAGGTGATTTACGAGGCTGTCGACCCACCAGAACGGTGCGACGTCGTTTTTGTTGTCTCTGACACCGGGATTAAAGGCGGGGCCGACCATGACGGCCACGGGTTTGTTTACGTAGGTTTTAAACGGGCCGCGTCGCCAAAACAGCAACACAAAGCCTGGATCCTTGATTGGGAGCTGTTAAGCGTGAAAGGCGCATTCTTTGAGCGCGAGCTGCCGCGTATCATGAGCCGGGCGCTACAGCTGGCCACTGAGGTAAAAGCCCGTATGGGCTTTGCTGGCATCTACATGGAAGAGAAAGCCCTCGGCGACCTGATTGTGCAGAAGTCACGCGCCGGTACGCTGGTGGTAGAAGGTCACACCGGGCAACCTTATTGCAAGGTGATCGGCATCGACTCAAAACTCACGGCCGAAGGGAAAGAAGTACGCGCGCAGATGGTGAGCCAGTATCACTATATGGGGCTGTGCAAAATCACCAGATACGCCTACGACAAAACGATGGAATTTAAGCAGGTGACGCGAAACCATTTAATCGCGCAAATTTCAAAGTTTTTCTTAGGCGACAAAGAAGCGCATAAACGCCCGGACGATTTACTCGATTGTTATTGTTATCTCCTGGCGATCTGTTTTGGCAACAACAAGGGGATTTAATGGCACAGGTCAATATTGATAGTCACGTATGCGGCGCGCTGATTGAGATACTCGACAAAGACGAAATACAGCCCGGATCAGACGTTGGCTACGAGCTGTGTAAACTGATTTGGCAGTTTCACCCTCTCGGCGGCAAGCTGGTGGAAAAGCCAATTGATATGGCCATGTGCAAGCCGCGCCGGTACATCCTGGACACCGACCCGGACGAACGCGTGAAAAAGCGTTTTGAGGACGCCATGAAAAGCGCGGGTATCGTCGACAAGGTGAAAAACTTTTTCTACGTCTCGCGCTGTTATGGCGCTGCAGCCATTGGTATTGGCAGCATAGACGGGAATAACGCCGAACCGCTCGGCACGTTCGATCTCAGGGAAGAGGATTTGTTTATCAACGTGTTCGACCCACTCAACGCGGCCGGATCGATGGTAACAAGCCAGGACCCTAACAGCCCGAATTTTCAGGCCGCCGACCAGACCCTCACGATTAACTCGCAGCCGTGGCACAGCTCGCGCACGCTCACGATATTTCACGGCGCGCCTATCTATCTGGAGTATCAAAATTCAGCGTATGGCTACACGGGCCGTAGCGTTTTTCAGCGCTGCCTATACCCGCTTAAAAGCTATATCAGCACCATGATCGCTAATAACCTGGTGGCGCAAAAGGCCGGGCTGATTGTGGCCAAAACCGAACAAAACGGCTCTATAGCTTCCGGGCTGGTGGCGCTGGCTACCAGAATGAAACGCCGTATGCTGCAGGAGGCGCGCACAAACGATGTCGTGAGCATTGGCACCGAGGATTCAGTCGAATCTCTCAACCTGCAGAACATCGACGGTGCGCTCAAACAGGCACGCGACAACATAATCGCAGACGTGGCCACAGCCTCAGACGTACCCGCGCAGCTCCTGAAAGAGGAGGCTTTCGCGCAGGGATTTAGCGACGGCAAAGAGGACTCGAAAGCCATAAGCCAGTACGTCGACGGCGTGCGGCAGGATATCGAGCCGGTGATGCAGTTTTTTGAAAAGAAAGTGATGTACATCGCCTGGACGCGGGAATTTTACGAAAGTCTGCGATCAGAGTTTCCCGATATCATCACTGAGAGTTACGAGGACACTTTCTACACCTGGCAGAACGAGTTTAGGGCCGAATGGCAGGAGCTTGTCGAAGAAAGCCCCGACGCCCGACGTGAGGCCGATAAGCTGGTGGTCGACGGCGCAATACAGCTGTTTAACGCAATTGCCCCACACCTCGATCCAGAAAGTAAAGCGGCGGCCGTTACCTGGCTTACCGACGTATCAAACGCCACCAAAACGTACGAAGATACCCCGCTCATTGTGGACGAGGACAAGATCGCCAGCTACGTACCGCCAACGCCCGGATTTGGTGACGGTGCCGACGGCGACGGCGACGGCCTCATAAACGAGGGCGAGCAGCCCACCAGCGGCCTCAATGACCAGCGCAAAGGCACAGCATTGCGGAGCGCGAGTTAATGGCCAGACGTAAGCCGCCGACGCTGTGGCACGTCATTACCGACGCGGTTAATTTCTATCTCGATAACGGGTTCACCAATCAGGCAGATCTCACCGAGTGGTCACGCAAAATAGCGCTTGCCGCGCGGCGACAGCTGCCGCCGGAGGAGCCTGTTAAAAAACACCTTGAGACGATTTACAAGCGGCTGGTGGTTGGGGGCTCAGTGGTAAATTACGTACCTGCAGACGGCCCGAAAAAATTCACGATCGACAAGCTGAAACCGGAGTTTCGCGCCGAGCTCGACCGCCGGATATTTGCCAGCGCCAACCTGATAAAGCTCAACCGTGAGGAGGCTATCGAGCGCACGCTGCAGCGCTTTCAGGGATGGGTGAGCGCTATCCCGCCGGGCGGGGCCAGCCCGACCGACAGAACGAAGCGAAAGCAGCAGATTACGGCCGCCATGCCAAAGATGGACTTTATCACGCGACGGGTGGCCATAGACCAGGGGCATAAGCTGGCGGCCAATATCAAATACGTTTTCGCCATGCAGGGCAACCCGATAGCGTTTCGCTGGCACAGCAACTGGCGACGACCTGGCTATGACTACCGAGAAGATCACAAAGAGCGCGACGAACTTTATTACCTTGTGCGCGGCTCCTGGGCGGTAGAGCAGGGGCTTATTAAGCCGGTGCATGGCTACTACGACGAGATAACGGCCGCAGGTGAAGAGGTTTTCTGTAGCTGCCAGGTGTTCCCGATATACGCCCCGCAAAAGCTGCCAGACGAATACCTGACGAAAAAGGGCTTACGTGAGCTCAGGAACGGAGGAAAGGACGATTGAACACTTAACCACAGGAGCGCGCTGTTATGAGCAATGAGCTACGCACAGAGCTGGATATCGCGCAACGCATAGCCCACGGGCTGTTACCCTCCCCCGTGCCGTTCGGTGCTATGTGGCTGGTAAATATCCGCATTACGGGCACCGGGTTAGCCTACCGCGTAGGGCTTAAAGAAATTGTATGGCGTGACCCGGACAATTATCTGAATAAGGAGTTTCTCGACCGATGCAACGGTCTGCCGGTGATAGTGAATCACCCGGACGAGGAGACGCTTACCGCGTCCTCGTTTAAAGAACGTATATGCGGCACTGTTATGCTGCCGTATATACGTGGCGAGGAAGTTTGGGGGGTCTGCAGGTTGTACGACCGTGAGCTGGTGGCACAGCTGGCTAAAGGCGACGTGTCCACCAGCCCCGGCGTTTTGTTCAACGAGGAGAGCGGCAATTTAGAGCTCACCGGCGACGACGACAACCTGCTTATCGAAGGGGTGCCGCACCTAATCGACCATATCGCACTTGTGATGCCTGACCGGGGCAGCCTGGGCGTATGGGATAAAAACGAAACCCCCGAGGGGGTAGAGCTGACATCAACACAAGAGAGTTTCCCTATGGACGAAGAAAACAAAACGCTACTGGCGCAGCTCATTCAGGGCGCTATGGCCGAAGCCATGAAGCCTGTTAATGAGCGAATGGATCAGTTTACGGCGCGACTCGATGCAATGGGCCGCGATGATAGCCGCCACGACAACCACGACGAGGAACGCGACGAAAACCGCAACGATTCGCGCTGTGATGAAAATGACGACGACGGCCGTATGGATGCCTCACGCCATGACGACAGCATGAGCGAGGAAGATATCCGCGCGCAGATTAGCCGCCTCGAAAAAATGTTGCACCGTGAGGACATCGACAGCGAGCACGAGCGCGAAGGGATGGAAGCGCGCGACGATCTGAACGCTGGCGACCCTGTACACCGCAGCAAAGAGCCGATGGTCAAAGAGCAGTTACGCGACGCCAACGCGCACGAAACAGGCCGCGACGACGCCGACCTGCCGAACGGTCGCAGCTACGACGGCCGTATGGATAACGCTAACCTCAACGGAAAGCATATTGACGTGAGAGACGACGAGAAGATGGGCGAAGCCCGAGCGCGCGCAGATAGCGCGTTTACTGCCATTGGACAGGACGCGCCGATCCCGTTCCGTGGTGAATCCTCCCTCAGCTATCGCCAGCGCGCGCTTGTGGTGATGCAGAAACACAGCAAGGCGCACAAAAACGTCGATATTCGCTCTATCAAAGACAGCGCCGCGCTTTCGCTGGTGGAGGACGCTATCTACGCCGACGCTAAAAAAGCCGTGGATCATGCGATCAACAACACGCGCGGCCAGCTGGTGGCGCGTGTGCGTAACGATGAGGCTGGCCGCCGTATCGTGGA